TCTTCTGACAAAGATGATAGTATACCCGAATCAATAACACCACCAACACCATATCTCTGAATCTCATTCAGAACTCTTCTGAAGTCGGGAAAGAATCTCATAACTAATTCTGCAAGAACCTTTTCGTCTGCTTCTATGTTTTCGATATGACAAATACTTTTACATCTTAATAACATCTTTTGTGCAAGTACTGGTTTTTCTTTTGGTGCAATTTTAAAATCAATGACTGTTGTTCTTGAATGTAATGCAGGTATGATTCTGTTTTTGTAATTACAAGTAAAGATAAATCTACAGTTAGAAGAGAACTCTTCTATGAATGCTCTAAGTGCAGGTTGCACTGATTCTGCAGAAATGTAATCTGCCTCATCAAGGATAACGACCTTTGGGCCACCTCCCAATGAAACAGTACTTGCAAAGTTTTTGATTTTAGTTCTTAAGGTATCAATAAGTCTACCTTCATCAGAACCATTGATTACAATAAAGTCTGCACCTAACTCATTACAGAGAGCCCTAGCAACAGTTGTTTTACCAACACCTGCAGAACCACAAAGTAAAAGATTAGGAATCTCTCCCTGTTTGACAAACTCCAAAAATTGGTCGTGAAATTCTTTTGGTAGTATCGTTTCCTCAATCTTTTGTGGTCGATACTTTTCTACGTATAAAAATTCGTTCATAATAAGTTAGATACTCCCCACCGAGTTTCTAGTACAGTCCACCATGATGAGTTGGACTGCTCCCGTGATAATAGTTGAGACTTGAACTTTAATCACTCCAAACAACTTAAGATGCTGTATAAGAACTATCGGGTTCTAATGCAATGAAGTACTCAACTTCAACATCTGTATTTTTAAAGTGTGATATTCCTTTTGAGGAAACTTGCACTTCATAGTTACCTGTTAGAATTTTTAGATTCTCAATCTTGAAATTCATTTGGTATTTATCTCCATTACCTTCTGCAACCGTTCTACTAAATGTATTTGATGTTGCATTCTTTTTGTCCTTTACAGTAAGTGTGACAGCAGTTCCATCAGATTCTAAAACTAAATCATTGACACCTAGAACACTAGATGCTTTCTGTAAGTCTGTTAATAGAGTTGATGTTATCGTGAATGACACTTCTGAAGAAGGCATGGTTATCATTTTCTCGGGTGCAACAACCATTCCTTCAGATGCATAAAAATAATCCATCTTTGAATTGGTGTCTTCTACCGACAATTTTTCGGGGTTGAAATTAAACTCGGGGTCGTCTAACAAAGAAGTTGCACCCAAGAACTCTGGCAAATTATATATTGCAAAATCCTGTGGGAATGATTCTTCGATTGTAGCAATCGCAAGAATGTTTTTCATGTTAGAAATAGTTTCGAGTTTATTTCCAGTTTTAACTCGTATACCCGAGTTTATGGTTGAGAAGTTTTTTAGAACGTCTCTTGTTTCATTACTAATTTTCATCACTTGTGTTTCTCCTTATCGTGAACATGTAACATAAAGAGAGCATAGTGCAACACTTTTAGTAAGTCAGCCCTATTCCTCCCACCTTTCTTTCCGTATCGCTGTGCATATTTCATTATGTTTCCGATACAAAAACCTTCACCGTGTCCACTGTCAATTATAAATTCAGTAGACTGGTATTTGTTTAAACTATAATGTTGGTCGTAAGTGTTATCAATATAAGAGGCAAGTTCCTTAAGGGACTTGTCCTCGTTATATTTGTAGTCTATTGACTTGACTTTTTTACCGAACATATTAATCATTATACTCTGAAGACTCTGATTCGTCTAGAGGGTTTTCAGCATTTAAATCAACCCCTGCATCAATCTTAGAATAGAGGTCGAGGATACTATTTCTAGTCTCTTCGTCAAATCTTGAAATACACATTGTGATTGACTTGAGTTTGTCATTGAACATTCTGAATGCATTGACAATGTGAACCAGTCTTCTAGTCGTAACAACATCATCTATTGCACCTTCATAGTAGGTTTTTCTGATAATGTCTGCCCAGTCAACAAGTTTGTGACAGAACTCGGTATCAACTTCACCAGTCAATGCCATTTCTTTTTTAAGAATAGACCTTTCAGTAGTCACTGGTGGATATTCTTGTTGCATTGTGATTGCAAATCTTTCCAACATTGCTTCATTCATGATTTGAGTCCCGATGAATTTACCATCGTCTGACCCTTGTCCTTTAGTGTTTGCAGTTGCAAGGATTGTGAAACCCTCTGCAGGTGAAACCCACTCACCAGTTTTCTTGATTAGGTATCCTTTACCTTCAAGAACTGATTGTAGACACATCAACTTGTTTGAACCAAGGTCGACTTCATCTAATAGAAGTACAGCACCTTTTCTCATTGCTTTGATAACTGGGCCTTCTCTGAAGAGAACGTCCCCACCTTGTAAAGTGTGACCACCCATCAAATCATCTTCATCAGTCTCAATAGTAATATTGACCCTGTAAAGTTCTCTCTTCAACTGAGCGCAAGTTTGTTCAATCATTAATGTTTTACCATTACCACTTAGACCAGTAACAAATACTGGAAAGAAGATTTTAGACTTAATGATATTCTTGATATCTTTGAAGTGTCCAAAAGGAACATAATTTGACATCTTCTCGGGAATGATTTTGACGTTGTCAAGTGAGTTGACAGCAGTGGTTTTTGCAGCCACTGGCATATTAGATGGATTTGCAATTGCAGGAATCGGTGCAGATTTTACAGGAGTTTGAACTTCGGGTTCATAACCACCATTGTAACCACTTACAACTGCATGTAGATTGAAGATACCGTTATCTTTAAAACTGTATCTTGATGATTTAACCCAGTATGGCATACCACCCACTTTATCAAAATCTTCTTTAACGAAGTTGGATTGATTAGGATATGCTGAGGTTAAACTCTCTAGGAACTCCTTCCTATCGGGTGTAAAATGAAAGTCCTTCCCGTCAATGACGATGGACTCGGTTCTGTCATAAGTTCTTTGATTCATAATATAGTCTCCTTAGTAAATCAGTTTATTTTCTCATCTTGTATAGTATACAAAAAAGTGTGGGGCATTGTCAACCCTATTTGCATATTTGCAGTAAAGATTTTATTGAGTTCTCAATAGGTTTCTCTTTAGGGTTTCCGAACTTGTCCATGTTCAAGTGTCTCTCATAAACACCTTCACCTTGGTTAGTCCATACTCTAAATGCTTTACACTCAACACCTAGTGTTGCACACTCATTGGTATTATCACATTTAAATTTCTCACATGGACTTGGGCCAACATCTTGAATTGCATCTGCAAATGCAGAATAATCCGTTTGATGTGATATGTAATATGCTTGGTCTACTTGTAATGTTTTCATTGTGTCTTCTCCATAATTGTTTGTAAAGTGTATCTGTTATCCAGTAGTGTCACTTCAAAAGTGTCTAGGATATAATCGTGTTCCACGATATAAGGTGCTTCCTCATTTCTTGATTGTAGAATCATAACCCTATTGGTAAAATCCCTGTAATCGTCTCTCTCTAAAATGAATGTCTCATTCATCATATATTTTGCTTCCATTATGCTATCTCCTTAATGAATTCATTGGTTAAAAATCTTGAAGTTGTTTTTGATTTCTGATTTCTTTTGAATGCAGCCATCACTCTAGTTTTCTTTGCATCGATGAACTCTTCTCCAAGTTCATCATTTCCTGCAGTCCCGAGGGTGTTGGCTGAAGTAAGAAATAATTTGTTGTATCCATGAGCAGAGAATACTTTACCCTCTTTTCTAATCTCTCTCCAAGCAGTATCAACATCAATGTCTTTTCTCTTATACTCTTTAGTATGTTCAATGACTGACCACAACTCTCTTTTACCATCCAAGACAAAGTATCCAGTAATGGTAACATTGCAAGTTTGTGATATCCACTCTAAAATATTTTGAGTTACTGTAAAGGAGTTTCTTCCAACATATCCAGTTGACTCTTCTAATGGGAAAGTCTTGTTTAGATATGGGTCGATTAAATCTCTAGACTGTTTGGTTCTCCAAGCATATGAATCATCATCACAGTTCTTTTCTTGTTCAGCATAGTCTTGTTTCTCTTCTTGAGTCCTTGCAAGTAGGTCTGCTCTATGAGAGAACCCATCAGTGATAACTGTTAGGATTGACTTCTCAATTCCATATTGTTTGTTGAACTCGGGAAGAAGTTTTCTAAGGAAAACTAGTGTTTGGTCTAATGGTGTTCCACCTAGTCTGAAGTTTCTAGGGTGGAAAGTTGTTTCCAAATCCCAGTATCTTCCATCTTGTTCCATAGTCTCAAACCCTTCATAGAACTCATTGTATGTTGTAAGTGCTTTCTCATAGTTTCTCCAACTCATGTTAGAGTTCCACATGTTAGAGTAGATGCAACCTAAGTAACTCATCATTTCTTTATGTTTTCTATTGTTCATTTCATTAGATAGAATCTCAATTAGTTTACCACCGTTTCCATAGTAATCATCTTTTTTCTCTTCTGCTGTATAGTAACAGTCACTGAAAAGATAGATTCTATAAGGGATGTTAACTTTTCTACAGAACTCTGCAAGTATCATTGATTGTTCTAATAGGTCGGTGACTTGATTGTGAATTGAACCACTCCAGTCAAGTAAAACATTCAACCCGTGGTTTTTACCTTCGGGAAGATATGTAGCTCTTTTGAAAATGTCGTCAACGATTTGGTATTTTGCAAGTCTATTCATATCTAACTTACCAGTTTTACCACTGAATGCTTTCTTGGAAAGTTGTGCAGACTGTTTCATTTCAAATTCT